GTTATTTTTTCACCATACTCAACAACAAAGCCTTCGCCACGAAAATCAATAAATAAAGTTTCGTTTGAATTTATATCAACATTTATAAATTTATATTCATTTGCGCCATCATTATAATATAAAACAACTTTTTCGGTTGTAACGCCAGTATTATGTATTGTTAGATTATGAACAAATCCTTTAACACCCGAAGGAACATAAATATCAGCTTTTGCGGATGCTAATTGACCAAAATATAAAACTTTTCTTGTTAAAGCCATAAATCCTCCTAAATTCTATTATTCTCATTATGCACAAATACTCATGCAAACGGCTTGAACTTCATCGGGTGAAACTGTGCCTTCAGCTTTAACCAATTGCCAAGCTGCGCCGTCATCAATATAAAACTCTCGTGAACTTTCATCTATAAATAAACTGTTTTGATTACCTGCAGCCGGACGACTTCCTAAAGCACCGATTAAAATAACGCCTAATTTAACCCATGCTGCATTATTATCATAAAACCATTCTTTAGTATCAGTTGCATAAAATAATCGATATCCTTTACCGAAAGCAGGTATATTTGCTTTTAAATCTTGTTTTATTAATCTTTCATCAATTTTTTCAGAATTGCTGTTTATAATATGCAGCCATGCTGTTGAATTGTTGGCTATTGTTGATAGTATATCCATAAATCACCTCATATTGTTAATGTTACACTTGCGTAATCTGTATAAAATCCCTGCATATTTGTTCTTACCTGATAAGTTGTTGTAATGCTTGTTGTTTCTTCATAAAATGAATCTGTTAAATTTATAGCATTTGCTCCGTTAATTACTAACTCAAAAAAACCGTTTTGAATAATATTTGATGCAGGCCGGCTGTCAACTGGAAAATAATCGGCTCCGGCTTCCCATGCAATTTGTTCCCAGACTAAACTATTTACATTACCAACTCTTTCGGCTTTCAAAAATGTCGGATTTATTAAAGTTCTATTTCGTTCTGTGTAAACGTAATCGATAACATCAGCATCATCAATATCATCGTCGCTTATTTCCCTGAATGGTGTTCGTGGAACTATTTTCAATTTAAAACTATTTAATGTATCAGAAATAGGGCAAATTGTAAACGGGTTAGGCATATTTAATAAAAACAACAACTCACCATTAACGTGAGCCTGTGCGTTTGTATCATATTCGCCTCGTGTTATTCCGATAATAGAATAAGTATCACCTGAAACAAGATCAATGTTTTTGAAAGAAATAAACTCATTATTTAATATTGATGAATAATTTCTTTCCTGAAATTCATCCTCTGTTAATGAGCTTAGAAAATCAAGGCCATAAATATTATCAACTCTAAAACCAACAAATCTATCAACTTCATAAGTATCTATAGGATAAACACCGTTTAAACGCCCGCAATAAGGATAACTTAAAGATGATATTTCTGTATAAGTTGTTCCTCCATCCTCTGACATATAAGCTTTTGCAGCAAAGCTAAACTCTGAATTTTTTACGGGTAAAATTACAACGCTTCTTCCTGTTGAATCAATTTGAACAGGGCTGTCAAAAATTTTCCATTCATCTATTTTGGTTATAGTGTAATCTGTTGGAACATATTCATTGTCTTGTTCTATAAAATCACCTGTGTATGGTGTTGCAAAAACATCTTCGACAACCTCTAACTCTATTGTATTATCGTCATTTTCTCCCGATGTAGCAGAAAGAACACGAACTATAAAAGATGAAATGTCATATAAAGAATATTGAATTTTAAATACATCGCCCTGCTTAAAATCTTTTCCTAAAGCAAAAGGAACAGCCATTTTTATAAATGCTAAAGGCCTGCTTTCTTTGTTTACTAATCTTTGCAATACCTTTTGAGCGTTTGCAAAAGTTGTTATTCCCATAAAATCGTAGTTTTCTCTATTAACTCGTCCGGCCATTGCTTGAGCTGCCTGATTTACTGTTGAAAGTGATGATTTAATATAATTTGCAGATCTATTTGTATAAGATACCGTTAAATCGTTTGTTATTTCTGACCATGATTTTCGCTCTAATTGAAAATCTTTTATCTCGCTTTCTGTAAAAACAGTTAACAGACCTTCGTCATAATCATCACGTAATAATTTTATTTGAAATTTACCTGTTGATTTGTTGAATTGCAACATTCCGTCAATGTGTCGTAAAATTTCCTCAATCCATTGTTGCGCTGTTCTTTGGCTTCTCATTGTAATCGTCATTCCTAAGCCTTCTGTTTCTAAAACAGTGGCTACAGCCTGAAAATTAGCAAGATCAACTAAAGAAGAATCTAAACTAAGCTGATAAGTAACATCTGTCAACATATCATAAACTATACCGGCAGGATTAACGTCATCGCCTATCATATCAAAGTTTTCTATCTCATTTTTTATAAGCATTTCAATAGGTTTTAATTGTGGCGCATCACCTAAATCCCAATCCTCAAAAGTTGCATAAACTATACCTGAATAACCGGGTGTTAACGGTGTTTTAGCATCAATTAAAGGATCTGTTGCTTGAGGCGAAACACCGCCATGAATATTTATTTTACCGCGATTTTTTATCGTAACATAAGTTGATCCGCCTGCAGCGTTTCCACTCCAAACTTCTTGACCTCCATAATACAATGCTTTTATGCCTGCATCTATAACATTATCGTAATAAGGTTCTCCGGCGTGAAAAGCAACTGCAAAAGATAATTTATACTGATATCCCGATAAAACATCTTCTTTTTTCTTTTTTCCCCACCATGTTGAGCCTACCGTTTGCCTTGAATAAATAGGTATTGTTTGCAATTTATCAACCCAAATAATTAAACCTTTTACTTTTGCAGTTCCATAAACTCGAGGGATTACAGTTCCGTATTGAGTGGGAGGAACATCAGCATTATCAACATTAGGTTTGCGTGCTTCAGGAATCTGTGGCTTAGGCTTTAAAAGATAAGCTACATAAGAAGTTGCAACTGATGCTAAAAATAAACCAAAAAAACCAAAAGCCACTTTTTAACCTCCCGGTAAATCGTAATAAGGATCGTTTTGAGGAATTGTTGGAAAACCCCCAAATCTTTCAATGTTATTTATATTATAACATGTATCTTTTGTATGATCACAACCGATTATAAATTCAAGCTTTGAACTTGCATCTATTTCGGTTACTCTTGGAGTTGATGTGTAAACGGTCGTCAAACTTCCTGCATTTGTTTGTTTTGTAATTTGTAGTGTTTCTTCACCGTCATTAATTCTTAAAACGCCATAACTAAAATCTCTGTAATCTCCCCAACCTTCTAAAATATTAAGATCAGTTGAGCTGTAAAAGTTATCGCCATAAGACAGTCTTGAAAAAGCAGCTGCTCCGGTTATTGTAATTTTATAAGTATTTTCAGATAACCCACAATTTTTGTCATATAAATTATGAGTGCAATTTGGAGAAAATACTTTTTGAGGAATTGTTGATCTTAGTGATGTTTCTATTGATTTGATACGCGATTTAATGCGTTTTCTGTTGTCGTATAAAGATAATACTATTTCGCCTTTATAAATAATATCTGTATCAACTCCATCACTTTCATAAACAGTAACATTTATCGCCTTGTCATTAGCTTTAATTATATTTTGTGAAATAGGTTGAGTTCCAAAAGGAACGGTGATCTGTAAATCTTCTGTAGGATTATTATAAATTACCTCTGTTCGATCAATACCAATAGCTATATAATTATGACCATTATACGAAACATCGCCGGCAGCGTTGTCTGTGTAATACCAATATTGAGAACCGATATAAAAATCATAAAGATTATATTTCAAGGCATTTCCTCTCTTAATTCTTTAAATGTTAATGTGCATAAACTTTTTTCATTTTCAACATGTTCAAAAATCAAATTATCCTGATTAAATCTAACAAAATATAAAAAACCGATTTCAGAATCTAAAGGCAACCCAGAAGCAGGAACGCTGTCAACAACCAAAAATTCTTCATCTTCATCAACTTCAGCAATCGAAACAATTTTTGTAGGATGATCATAACCATCTCTAAATATTATATGCATATCTGTTAAATTTTCAAAGTATTCTGTATATTTATCGTTTTCAATATATAAACTTGCGCCTGCGTTTGTTTGGCTTAATTTAAAATCAGTTTTCCATGAAGGTAACCAAAAAGGGTTTTTACGGCCTTTAACGGTATTAAAAAATAATCTTAAATTATACCTATCCTCATCATTTTCCTGAACAAAAGTAAACTGTTGGCCGTCAATAGTTTCAGATATTGTCAAGATCTGTCTTTTGGTTGACAGTTTACCAAAGTTTTCAAAATTTCCAATTATATTAATTGAAGGTTTATTGACTTCGGTAACCTGATCTAATAATATTTCATAACCCAAATAAGCCATTTATCTGAACTCCAAAAAACTTACTGCAACTTCTTTTGACCAACCGTCATTTCTGAAAGGTGTATCGGCGTTTCCTTCTATAGTTCCAAAATAAACAGGTATAATAAAATCACCTGTATCATATGCGTTTTCAATTCCATTATTTAGAATAACCTGATTAGCTGCAAAAGAGTTAACGCTTACTATCTCAAAATTAAATTCATCTTTAAAAATAAAAGCTGATTCCATATCAAACTCTTTAAATTCTGCTTCAGAAGGAATTATGGTTGCACCTATATTAACATTTGCTGTCAATTTGGCTGCCGAATACCAAAGAGGAATAATAAAGCTCTTATCGCGCCCGTATCGAAGCGTATTTTGCAATAAAACAAGCTTTCGTATCGTTTCAACTGGAATAATAAAAGAATTTGTATGCAAAGGATCATCAAAAATATTTGTTCTGATCTCTGCGCTGTCATCTGCATCGAAAATATCGGTCTGATGTATAATTCCTTCGCTGTAATTTTCTTGAGCAAAAAAAGGGAAAAATATACCTCTTACTCCAGATAATGAAAATTCACTGGTTCCATCTGCAAATTCAAAATTTATTATACCACTTAAACTTGGATCTCCTTCTTTTGGCACTGTTATAAATACCGATACTGAATCGCCGTCAATTAAAACATAAGGCAAAACAATACCTGAATACGAAACGCCTGTTAAATTTGTAAATGTGATATCGTTTAAAGTTTTTGTTTCGCCAGTATTATTATTAATCTCTATTTCAAAAATTATTTCAGCATCAATATATCCTAAGCTTTTTGAGCTTGGATTTAATTCAACTGATGAAAAATATACATCTCTGAATGATTTTAATAAATATCCGCCATATATTGCCATTAAACTATTTTCCTTATTAAAATACCTACATCATCTTGATTTAATTTTGAAAAAGGAAACACCATATAAAATTTTCCAAAGTATTTAAGTTCTGTAGACGGTGTTATTCCTGTTATTTTTGCAATCCATAAACCTTTGCATCGACCTATTAAAAACCTATTTGGTAAAGTATATGTTGAATAATAAATCGGTTCGCAAGGCAAATATCCGTTTACTGTGCTCACTCCAATATTAGTAAGTTCACTGTTAAAAAAATCATGATAAGAATTTAATACAAGGCCTGGCCCATAAGTTGATGGAAAATTAAAAGTTGCATAACAATTCGGGTTAGGAGAATCTTCAGTATTTACATTAGGCGACCAAACGGTTTCGTAATAAACTGACATTGCAGCCAATGTTTTACCGCCATAAGGGTTTCTATTTAATGTATTTGTATAAGTTCTTGTATCGGCAGCGTTAAAAATTCTGAATCGATCATAATATCCAAAATTACAACCGTAAGCCTGACCACCGTTATAAGTAAATGTTCTTTCTAAAACTCCAAACCAAATATGTTGATAATTTGTTCCGTCAATATCAAGCACAATATTTATTATATCCTTATCACCAAAGAACCAATATCTTGATGCTCCTGTTGTTTTTAAGCACGCTAAAGATATATTATCAAAACCGCCAACTATTGATTTACCTGGCTGATTATTCCATGCAGAACCGCCATTAAATCCTGTATTCCCTATTATTTCAAATAATGCATCGCCTATAACATTTGGATGATTCTCTGTTTTAAAAGAAAAATATAAACTTTCTCCGCCCGATTCACCTAAAGAATGCAAATAAAGTTCATCAGCAGTTACTTTATCTAATATCCAACCTACACCAACAGCAAAAGCGTTAAGTTTTGTTATGAGTTCTACGTTACTTGTTAAGCTGCCTTGTTCAAATCCCATTATTTACCCACACATAAAGAAACAGTATTTTGTTGAAAAACATAATACAAATCACCGTTTATATTTATTTCATCGCTTGTAACCGGTGTTGCGCTGTTTACCCAAAAGAAATTATATAACTCGCCTGAATAACCATCTTGAGAAGTATCATAAATGTTTAAAGGCGAGCACATTGCTGTGCCATCTGGCATATTATTAAAAACAGATGTAAAACTTGGAAAAAATCCTTTTCCTGTTTTATCGATAATTGGCTGACTTTCTCCGCTTTCCCAAGTGTTATCATTTAACAATAATTTAAAAGATGTGTTTTCTCCGCCAAAAGCATTGACTATAAAATGATTCGTTCTAAAAGGAATCATATTATAACCAACAATAATAGGCTTTTCCCAATCAGTTTTATTTGCAAATGCTCTTAAATATCCTAAATAAACAGGAAAATCAAAAGTTGCAACAACTAATCTTTTATCGTTAATAAAGAAATGATATGTATGAGCGATATTTGATGATTTAATATACGCGTTTGTTCCTGGTGCCAATTCGTATTGATTTAAACCGAAAGAATTGCCTTGATATAAAGGGCAAGCGGTTAATTGCAAAACATAATTTACACCCGAAACAATTTTTGTCTGCCATCCAATTACAATATCTTTTCCGTTTATTGACGGTGATCTTAAAAATACTTCTTTATCAGGTGCGGAATAAACGTCGTTTTTTAAAACAGTCCATCCGTTTGCAGATGCAAAAGTTACTATTTTATCCGATAAATCAATTCTATCGCTTGCTATTCCTGTTTGATAAGACATATTATCACCTATTGAATATCATTTTGAAAACTGTTTATTTTTTTGCGCCCTGACGGTGAATCTAAATAATCCTCTATACCTTTTTTAAGAGCTAAATTATTTACTATTGTTATCGGCTGCTTTTGTATTGCTGCAGCTATTCCATTTACAAGCGCATTTGTGTCAATACTTTGTCCTTGATTTGCATTATTTAAATTACCCTTATTAAGAGCATTAAAAAGTGATGCCATGCCATTTCTTGATACAATGCCTTCTCCAGTTTGAGCCACAATCATTCTTTCGTCATTATTTAAACCGCCATTATGAAATCGTTTTAATCTCGATACAGGAGTATCTAAAACAATACCGCCGTCATGAAAAATACCGCCAAATAAACTTGTTAATCCCGGTGTTATTTGAGATACAAGCTGTTGAGATGCAACTCTTGATAATTCGCGTGCAATAAGATCAACCAAAGAACTTAATGCGCTTCTTATGCTGTCAAAACGCCCTGTTATAACATTGAAAAAAGTATCTTCAAAAGTTTGTTGTAATCCTTGCGCTAAATTTCGACCTATATCAAGCATTTGTGATGAAGTATCTTTAAATTTTGCAACTATTTCATCAAAACCTGCTGTTAAAGCACCAAAAGGAGTTTTAAGCTGTTCAAATTGCTTTTGCTGAAATGCTGCTGTATCTGCTAATACTTTTTCAAAATCAGGTGTTATACCTGTATCTAAAACAGCTCTTTCAAACCTTAATTTAGATAATTCTTGTTTTAAATTTAAAACTTCATCATAATCATTTTTTAATTCAGCAAGTTTCAATTTTTCTTCAGTTAAAGCAATAACGCGATCTTTTTCTAATTGTAATGTTTGTTGTTTTGCTTGTTGCAACTGTAATAATTCTTTTTCAGAATCGCTTAAACTATTTTGTAATTGCAATAACTCACCATCAATTTTAATTCTTTCTTTTTCTGATACAGTAATATCTTTAGTTTTTTTCAAGCTTTCTATTTTAAATTCAATGATTTGTCTTTCAATATCAATTTCTTGTTGTTTGGCTTCAAGAGGTGTTATTTTAGAGTTTTGCAATAAAATTTCATTTATTTCGCGTTGTCTTTTTAATTGTTCTTCAAAACTTTTTTGAGATGCCTGTATTCGCTCTTTATCAATATCAGCTGCTTTTTTTAATATATCAATTTCAGCTTGTATGTTAGTTTTAACTATATTTGCGCGCTGCGCAGATATTTGAGCATCTATAGCGGCAACTTGTTTTTTATAATCTGCTGTTTCTTTCAGTTTATCTTTTTCGGTCTGTAATACTTTTAACTTTTCATCAAGATCGTTTTTTAAAACATTTTTGCTCAACTCTAAAGATTCTATAGTTGTTTGCAATCTTTCAAACGATAAATCTCTTTTCTTTTTATTAAATTCTTTTTCGGTTATTTCCTGTTTTTGAAAAGATAATTCTAAATTCTTTTCCTGTATCTTAAAAAGTTCTTCATCAAGTTTTAATTTAGCTTGAATTTGTTGTTGTGCTTTTGATGTTTTAACATCTATTCTTAGTGTTCTTACTTCTGTTTCTTCGATTGGTTTTTTAGCTGTAGGTGTTTTGGTTTCTGTTTCTGGCTCTGTAGTTATATTAAAAAATTTATTTGCAGTCTTAGTTAAATTTTTATCAAAATCATTTAATGCTTTATTAAAATCTTTTTCAATTAAATCTTTTTGAGCTTCAAGTATTTTTTGAGTGTTTGTAAACCCTTTTAAATCAAAACTGGTTAATTGTTTTATTCCTATTCCGGTTAAAGTAATTAAATTTACAATGCCATTTAATACAACAGCAATATCTTTAAATAATTGTAAAACAGCAGGTAAAATAGATGCTGTAACTCCTATTCCTTCGGCAATAAGATTAACCAAAGGTAATAAAGGTTTTATTATTGTCAAAATAGGTTTTAAAGAAGTTTCTAAAATAATAAATATAGATTCAATTATTCCTCTTGTTGAAACTAAAGCTTTATTTAATGAATTAGATATTAATTCGCTTTGATCATCGAGTAATTTGTTTATATCGGTTAAAGTTGAGTTTATTGCTTCATAAGTGCTTTTAAATCCTTCTCTTAATATACGTTTTTGTATAGTTTCAAGAGTAGTTCCTATAACCGCCCAAGTTCCTTGAATATCTTTCGATATGCTTCCAAATCCGGCTGTTTGTTTACCAAGATTTTCAATTACCGATCCAGTTGATTTCCATATTTCAAGCTGTCCTTTTAAATCTCCTGTTTGAGTATTTATCAATCGAGCCAATTCAGAGCCGGGCCTTAATGTTCCTGATACTAAACTTCTTATTTCTTCCCTTACTTGCAATTCTCTGTTCAATGATCCTGCCGCTATTGTAGCAACTGCATTTGTTATATTTTTTAACGCTTCGTATTCTTTAACAGTATTTTTTATTATTATACCTTGTTTTAATAATTCTTCAGCTATAAGTCGCGTTTCTTTTCCGGTAGCAAGAGTTTCGGCACTTAATTTTTCAAGTGTTAAAACAAGTTCTTTGGCGTAATTATTTGCGCTTTGATATTGACTTGCAATATCATCATTACCTGTTGTGTCTTGTAATCCAATAATAAGAGCTGTCATTTTAGCAATAGATAAGTTAAATTCTTCAACAGCATCATAAGCAGGTTGAGCAACGCCAACAACTAAATTGAAAAACTGTTCAGCAGCATTTTTAATAACTAAAAATTTTCCTGCTGCTAAAGCAACAGAATTAGATAAAGTATCAAAACTGCTTACTGTATCTTTAAAAGTTTTTTCAGTTCTGTTAATAGCATCTATTATGATGTTAATTGACGTTTCTGCCATTGAATAGCCTCATATAAATCGTCATTATGTATTTTACTGCATTGTCTTTCTTCTTCTTCTGTTCGTATTCCAAAAGCACACAATACAGCGTTTAATTTTTCACGAAAAACCTTATCTCTAATTTTAAATTTAAGATAAGGTTCTAACTCGTCTGGTGTAGTTTCCCACAAAATATATTTTAATTTTGTAATATCCCCGTCACACAATAAAACAATTACATCTCTAAATTTTACACTGGCAGTTTTTTGAGATTTACTGCAAGATCTTTCAGGAAGTCTATTTTGCTTATTGATTCTATTATTTGGTCTTTTATTTCCCCGAACTTCATTTTTAGATCGTTGAAATTTGAGTGAATCGGGTTGAAGTAAAAAAAATCTTTAACAATTTCTGTTATATCTTCAGGATAAGAATTATTTCTTAAATAATTTTCAACCTCATTTAAATCTTTTTCAGCAAGACTTGATTCTTTATCAACAATTATTATTGCGGCAGCTTTTATGACATTTTTACCAAGTGCCTTGATTATTTTAATATAATCAGGGTTGTTTTGAATATCTAAAAGTATTTCTTTTAAATCAATACTTTCAAAAACTTCAACTAACTGCTCCCATTGACCTGTTTTAAGTTTATTTTGTGTGAAAGTTTTATCACCTATAACGTAACATTTATTTTCTCTCATATAACCCCTTAAACTGTTGCTTCTGTATTATCCAATGTAATGATCATAGCTGAAACCCCTGCATCATTATCATAAAACGCCCTAAATGGTGAGTTTAATAAAATGCCGCGTGGTGTATCTGCAATTGGATCTTCAACAGTGAATTTAATTTCAGGAAAATCAATTTTTAATTTTTCATTTCCAAGAGATCCGTCTCCTGTTCCTTTTTGCAAAACAACAGATAAACTTTCTTCTGTAAAGTTATAACCTTTATCATATATTGTAGTATCTTCAAATAATGTTATTAATGTTCCTTCGATAGCAACTTTACCGGCCGGTATTCCTGCAGCTTCACCTTGTGCGCCTATAACATTTGTTCTTTCAAGATCATTATTAAATGTAAAATTAAGTTCTGTTGCTGTTCCTAATGCAACGCTTGATAATAAAAATTGTGCACCAACTGTATCAAATTCAGAAAAAGGGTTGTGCCCTGTATCTGTTACAGCAGGGAAAATACTTGCGCCCGCTGGAGGCGTTAACTTAGCGCCAAGAATATTTATAACTCCTGTCAATAATTGGCCGGGAATAATATCCATACTCATTGAATTGATTCTACAACCATTATAAACAAAATATTTGCTGATATCAGTCCAACCTTTTTCAACAACCATACCAGGAGGCAATGCGCCTATTTTAAAAGTGTGCGTATAAGTTCCGTCACCATTATCAACAGTTACAGCACCACCCAAAAGATGATAAAAAATCCTTGTAAAAAACGGGTTAAACTCAACATTTATATCGCCTGAAATATCAAAGTTTCCTGTTCCTGGCTGCTGTGGATTTCTTCCGGCTCTCAATGCTTGAGATTCTAAAAGTTCTCGTTTAAGCTGCAGCCCTTCTATAACTAATGGAAAAATTCGTCCATCTTTTACAACCGGTGTTTGTTTAAATACTAATTCATTATCAATAACATATTGCAGATTACCACCTTCTGCTTGTGACATAATTACCTCCTATTACATATCCTTATATTTTGTTCTATGAAAAATTTTAAACGTTATCATACCAGCCATTGTATCGGGTATCACCTCAATTGAAAATGGTGAGTATGAAAATCTTTTTGTTATTTCTGCATATCCGCCACGTCGCGGATCTACTTCCAATGCATCATGAATATATTTTAAATAATCTTCAGCATCTATATTTTTGCCGAAAAAAACAATATCAACATAAAAATGCCAGTTATCTTTTCCTAATTGCGGCCTATCTCCATCAGTTTCATTTATCAATAAATTTTCTTCAGCTGGAAATATAAAAGCTGCAGGTTGACAAACAACGTCAAGATCTGGCATTTCAAGTTTTTTAATTTTAACTTGCTGAAAAATAGAATCACCAGATCCATCAACAATAGCTTCTAATGTTGTCTTTATATCTTCAATTATGTTTTGTCTGTTACTGGCCACTTGCCAACTTCCTTTCAATAGCTTCTGTTATTGCTTTTCTAAAACCTGATATAATACTGTTTTTGTTTGCGTTTAAAATATCTTCGGGATGCACCCTACTTTTAACTTTAACTGATTTTTTTAATACAAAATAAGGCACAACTTTATTTTTAAATATTTTTGCCAATAAAGGCGGTCGGCCTTCTCTTTTTATCATTTGCAGATCGTTGTATTCTCTTGGCGGTTTTCTCAATACGCCGGCAGGAGTTAATGCAGGAGGTAATGGAATGCTTAACGCTTTACCCGGTTTAGCTTTTATAGTTGTTACCTGTCCTTTTCTTCCTACGTGTATCGATGCGTATTTAACACCGAACACAACACCGCCTTTTATAATTCCTGATTGTTTTTCAGTCTTTTTTGCGCGTGTAGTCCTTAATAATTGTCCGCTTCTTACTCTAAGCTTACTATCTGTTGTTCCGCCTCTTAAATGATGAATTTTAGTATAATTAGTTAATTTAACGCTTTGATTTTTCATCTCTTTGATCACGGCGTTAAAAATTGTTTTAGTCATTTTCTTTAAGTTTATTTTAAGTTTTTTATCTTCTAAAGTTATTGTAAAATTCATCAGTATCCTGTTGTTATTTTCCTATATTTATTTAATATATCTTTTACTCTTGTTATAAATTGACCTGTTTCAAATTGCGTTACGCTTCCATCTGAATAAGAAACAGATTTTTGGCCAACTCTATTTTTATTTTGATATTCATACATACACTGTAATTTTGCAGCTTTTCTTATTCCTCGAGGAACACTTAAGATACTTGTTGTTTCTTCATAACCGCCAGTATAATTGATGGTAATATTTTTAGGCTCTATCGGATAATCTGGAAAATAAAACTCAACAATTCCGGTATCCGGCCATACAAAATAATCAGTATCTTTTTCGTAAACTATTCCATCAACCGTTATTGAAAATGTCTCACTTTCATCAATAGGATATGCAGGTAAAAAAGTATTAATTTCACCGCTTGTTGTTCTAAATATTCGCGGTTCTTTTTTCAACTTACGATTTAAATATTCTTCAATGTCTTCAGAAGTATCGTAAATTATTTCTTGTAATTCATCATCAACTTCAGAATCATTGCAAGATTGCATTCCTAACGCTCTTTTTAGATCATCAACTGAAATAAGTGCTATTGGCATTATTTGCTTTCCTTCTTTTTATCATCATCTTTCTTAACTTCTTCAGGTTTACCCATTGGATAATTAAGCGGTGAAATCATTGCTGTGTGACGTATATTCATTATTCTTTATCTTTCTTTTTATATTTTGCAGCAGGTTTTTCTTCTTTAGGTTTTGCAATAGGTTTTTTAGCAGGTTTTTCTTCGTATGCATCAATGTATTTTAATTTGTGCAAATTTTTCATATATTCAAGTTTTGTTAATACTATTTTGTGACCTTCGCCTTTTGAAACAAAACCATTGTTTCTTTTTTCTTTATATATTTTACCTTTTTTTACTTCTGTAATAATTTTTTCATCTGCTTTAATAATATTAAAATCTTTTGCCATATTTTCCTCCAAATAAAAGCCGAGCCGAAGCCCGGCTTAAATTATTTTTTATTTTTAGTATGATACCGGTTCTGCGTCTGCATCTCCGAGTATAATATTGCAAGCATAAACAGCTTCTGGCGAAGTTCCACCAGTAAATGTAACTGTAACCGTAGCTCTGATATATTGTTTTAAACCTCTTAAATCTATTGCATCAAGTAAAGATAATGTATCTTCATCTGCATCTGTCAAAGCTAAGGCTTGACCAGAAACATCTGAAAAAGATGCATTATCATCGCTTTCCTGAAGTTTTACAGCTGCTGTATAACTTGTTGGAGTTCCGCTTGCTGCTCCTAAATTAAAAGCCAATACCGCTGAATGAAATCCTGTTCTGTCTACGCCAACACCATCTTCAGCAACGCCATCTTTAGCATTTGACTGTGCTTTTAGTGTTTGCATTACTTTAATTCTTTCGCCTACTAATGAACTCATAATATTTCTCCTTTCTTAAAATTATGCCGCTGGATCAGCGTCTTTACAATATGAAAATGATTCGATATGCGCAACATTGATGTCACATTCCTGTGTAACCCTAATTGCGTATTCATCTGTATTGAATTTATAATCATCAGAAACAGCAAATTTTAAACCGTTCCAAAATCCTACAAACATATTTTCCCAGTTGCCATAATATGCTTCGCAAAGATTTGTGCCTGCATTTTTTGTAAGATCGTCTCGTAATAAAGTTGTATACTGCATATTTTCGCCTAACATTTCCCTTAATTTCTTAACAGACATTAAAGGCGGTGTAACATATGTCCCATCTGTTTGAGCTGAATAATTTGCAATTCTTATTTTACGCATTCTATTCATAACTTTAGTGTGCATCAACCAACCGTTATTACCGTTTTCATCATATGAATCTGTTTCCATTGTATATGCTTGCATATCAAGAGCTGTGTCAAAATCAAATAAACCGCCATTTGTTCCGATTGAAATGATTTTAATTCCATCTCTATTTGCAAGGCCAAGCGGTTCATATTCGTTTCCGCTTCCGTAATAAGCAGCTGCATCAATAGCAAGTGCAATTTTTTCCTGTAGCTGTTTTCTGATCCACGCATCAACACCAACAATAGTATTTCTCTGTTTAAATTCATTTGGAACTATAACCAAAGTTCCAATTTTTTTAGGCCTTAAAATAACTTTTCCTGCTTTAATCTGTGTTTCTGATAAAGATTTACCTTCGCCTCCCCATGAAGCAGCAACATCATCAGTTTGTTTTCCGATAATAAACTGTCCGCCTGTTAAGTTTGAAAATACAGTCGGCCCAAGCTTCATAAGTGTTGATTTAGGTTTAAGAAATTCAATCATACTGCCTTGAAGCACCTGATCGTTGACAATGAAACCTCCGTCTTCGCCAATAATGGTAGACATGCCTCTTTGTTGAGATATAGCTTTCAAAACTTCATATTCATAACCGCCGTTATTTTCTTCGAAAACAGTTTTAATTTCTTTTGATGTGCTTCTTACTTTGTGCATGTTGTAAAAGAAAATTTGAAAATCAAAACTTTTCTTTTCGAGTGCTTCTGATAAACCAGGAACATTCTGACTTTTTTTAGCAGCTTCCTCAAGATCATCAACTCTTTTTTTAATTTCTTCACCCATCTTATCGATGTTTTCCTGCAGTTCTTTTTTCTTTGCTTCTACAGTTTCGCCGATAAGTGTTTCGGTTGCTGTTCTCATTTCAGCAAATAATTTTTTAATTTTATCCATTTTATTTGTCTCCTTTCTTGAATTTGTTTACAAATTCTTCTTCAAATAATTTATAAGTGTCTTCTATATTTAAAGAAACATCAGAGTTATTTTCTCCGTTAGACAGTTGTTCATCATTTTGAGAACCTGCCTCGGAGTTTTCATCTGCATTTTCTTTTAAACCATTTTCAAGACGATCAACTTTATCGTCTAAAACATTTGTCATTCTTTGCATAGTTTCTGAAAATCTTGTAATTGCTTTTTCAAATGTTTTTACAACAGTATCATCAATATTTTTTTCTTCAGTAGTATTTTCTGTTTTTGTTTCAGTTTCTTCATATGAAGATTCTATAATTTCACAATGTTTTATTTTTAAATCTGCCATAGCTTTTTTCCACTCCTCTTCATTAAATTTCTTTTTATATTCATTCCTGATATTTATATTTTCTATTTGATCAAAAGAATTTAAAACTGCTTCTGGATTTGCTGGTATTCCAACATGAGAAATCTCAAGTAATTCTTGATTATTAAAAATAACCCACAGATCAGGAAATTCTTTTTTATCAGATTCAGTTATTTTTTCAGTATCTTTAGGTTGAAATCCTACTGAATAAGCAGCTAATCCAAATTTTTCGATCATAGTCCATGCATAATCAGCGGCTGTATTGTTTTCGCCAACAAAATATTGAAATCTTGCAATAAGCTGTTTATTTTTATTGTCTTTCCATACTTTTAACGCTTTGCCTATAGTATCCATAACGTCCCAAGCTTTATGACAATTCTGTAATACTGGCAATTTAGCGTAATTTGACAATTCCCAACCTTTTATTCTTATAATTGAACCGTGTCTGTCAAGTGCTTCAGAACTTACAACAACATCAACAGTATAATTCTCTTTATCTATTTTTTTAACAACTGCAATGCTTTCAATAAATCCTTTTTCGTTTAATTTCAAAACATCTTTTTTATCTTTTTCCATTTAATCCTCCAACACTGGTATTGTATGACATCTGCAATTAATGATGTCGCCAGGCGAAGCGTCTGGATCACCTGGGAATTTTAAATTATCATCATTAAAAGATTTTCCTATTTCAATTGTCATTCCTTCTAATGATGCGTGGTCAAATGTTCCTTTTTGGCCGTCTCTAACGTTTTCATCTGCTGCAGTGAGCCAGGTGTGTTTTTTAACACCTTCAATTTTCATTTCTTCATATCTGCCTTTGCTTATAGCTGATGCCGATTCCGTTCTTGCTATTCTTAACGCTCCCGATCTGTCTATAGTGCTATAAGTAGCTTTTATTCTATCTGTTAATTCATTAATACCTTCGCCGGCTTCAATTCCCTCTTTTATAGTCCTTCTCAACTCATTTTCAATAGTAGTCAAAACAATTTTAGGAATAGTTTTTATTTTTAAATTTATAAAATCGGCAAAAACGCCAATCGGTTTAAACTCAAAATCTGCATTACCTAACAATTCAGCTATGCTTTGCGCTCCTGTTTCTAAACCTAATTCAAATAAAGGTGCCAAAACTTTTTTTAATTTATCTGTTTCGCTTTTGATCTGAAAAACATCACTTGTTAAATCTTTATTAAATTCAGCATTAAAACGCTTAATAACTCTGCTTCGTTGCTCTATAAAATATTTTTTTAATTTACCTAAAAACTGTTTTTCAATAGGCCTTTGTAGTTTAATATATATTTCTTTTTGTTTTTCTATTTTAGTTTTTGCTGCTTTAACAACATGTTCAGAAAATTTATTAACAAATTTATCTTCTATTTCTTTGAATTTAGATACATTGAAATAATTTTTTTCTTTGCTTTCTTCGTCTGTTGTTGTTTCTTCTTCTTCTCCTCCAATTTCTGTTGAAGGTATAAGATTAATTGGTAAGTATCCAACATCCCCTCCTTCTATCGATTCAAAACCAAGATTTAATTTTTTGTTAATATCATTAAAAGGAACCGCCATACTAAAATATAATTTAGCTGTTTCAGCCTTTTCTTTTTCAGCTTCTTTTAATGCATCAATACCTGAATAATCAAATTTAACTCTATATTTGCCGTTATAAATATATCTCATAAACTGATTATTAAAAGCATTTACAAGTCTATTCCCATGAGGCTGTATGCAATCTTCCCAATGCTCTTTGTTTATTTCTTTATGACTGCCAAAACTTTTAACCTCGTCTGACCATCCTAATTTTGCGATGTTCATTCCATAAGCCATACAAATAGATTTACCGTTTTGAAAATTTGTTTTTAAAAATTGCATTTCTTCATGGGTAACTTTTGCTTGTTTATAATCTACGTTTCCGTTTATAAACATTGTCTGAAAAGCTTTACGTGAACCTTTATATTTATTCATGTGTGCTTCAAGCTGCTTTAGCTGTGTTTCTCCCATAACTTCTTTTGCAAGCAAGAAGCCTGAAACATTCGCACCGTTTGAAAAGAATTTTTCATTATAAATATCGGCGTTGTATAACGTATTTGCTTTCATCATATAAGCTATAAGAGGGTTAAGCCCTCTAAAGAAATCAAAAGGGTTAAATAATTTTGTTTGAATTATATCAAAAGGTTCATAATAATATTCTTGCTGCGCTCCATCTGGTGTAGTAAAAGTATATTTCCATTTAATGATATGATTAGTTCTTTTATCAATTATAGGTTTTAATAATTTGGCATCAACAGGATAAAAATTTAAAGGTATTGCATCAATACGCGGTCTTTCTGCAATAATAACACATTCGCCTCTCATATTTGTAAACGTGCTTGTTCCCTCAATAAATGACTGTTTTCCCATATAAGGGTTAGGGTTATCGAACAACTTATATAATTTATCATTAGAATCAATAGGTATTTCTTGATTGTCTTTATCAAGAGAATAAATCTTTAATGGAACCATTGAAATATCTTCAGCTATTTCGCGTATACAAGCATTAACAAAATCAACCTGCTTAAACGGTTCAACAACTTTTTCGCCAAATCGGCTTTCAATATCAAACATTGAAAAACCGCGTGCAAACATTTCTCCACTTATACTTCTAAAAGATCTTGTTGCAAAGTCACTTATTTTGGATTTGATAAAATTAAACATTTTTCCTCGAAAAGGCAACTGAACATGAATACAATATCATTATAACACAATATATGAAAAAATTGCAACATATGTGCAAAATTTGCACTCAAATATTTATATAACATATTTTATGATGATTTAAAAGGTCGGCGGTTAAAAAGAAAAACAAGTAATATCGCTGTATTTACTTTCATGAGAATGTAAAGCGTATCTAATTGCATCCATCGCGTGATCCATAAATTTAACTGGTTCTTCTAAAACTCTTTTGTTTTTATCTGTTTTCCATGAATATGATTTAATTTCTTTTAAAGTGTTTGTTGCCGATTGATGAATATGAAGTTGATATTTTTTAACTGTATCAATACCAGTTAACACTTCTTTTTTGGCAAGAAATACATTGCAATAGCCGGCTTCTTTTATTTTATCTATAAAATCAGGCTTGTTGTGATCTGCGTAAATCATAACTTTTTTATTTGGTAAAACTTCATCCATTCTTTTAATAAGCATTTCGTTTGTCAATCCTGATTCGTAAATCAATTCTTCTACAAATGCTTTTGTTGGGAGTCCTTTTTTTTGTCTCTTTAATGTTATTTTATCCAAAACAGATTCATTTACATATCCAAAATCAAGGCCGTATATAACATCATCACCTTCAGGAATATGATTTTTAAATTCTGACCAATTACTATAAATAAGGTTCTCAAGCCTTCCCCATAATCCTTTGGCGTATACTCTGTAATAATTTATATCTTGGTTTATAAGGTTTTCAATTCTTTGTTTATATAAAGATTGTAAAGCAGGATTATCTTTATAAGTTGAGTGAATAATAGCTTTTTTTATGCTGTTATTATCAAATATTTTTTCTTTAATCCAATGAAATTCATCAATGGGGTTATACGTTAATGTTAAAGTATTTTTTATTCCTTTGTTGTGAACAGGCGCAGATGTTCTTAAATCCATTTGTAAATAATCATCAAATGAAAAATCTGTGGCTTCTTCCATCCAAATTTCGTTCCATTGTGATGATTTAGCTTTTTCAGGATTGTCAAGACCTACAAAATCAATAGTATTCCCGTTATACAAACATGTAGCAAGCATATCTGTTTTATTGATATGATAATGAAGTCCTGACTTTAAACCATAATAAGACATTATAGTATAAAAATCTCTAAGTATTGATCTTTTTAAAGAAGGTAGCGTTTTCCTTAACCATAATTGAGAATATTTTTTTAAAGTTAAAAATCTGTGTATTTTTAATTGAGCTGTCGAATAAGATTTGCTTGATCTTGCTCCGCCATAATTTAAAATAAGTTCATGGCCATCTTCTAAAGCTTTTTTATATTTATAATATACTTTAGAGCATCTTATTTTACGTTTCATTGTAAATCTTTATTATCTGATTCTGGTTTAGTGTCTGGATCTAAAAAATCATCAGGCGGTTCATCAGGGTCAAAATCTTCTTCAAAAGGAACAGCATCCAATATAATAATAGGTTTATTTTTATCGCCTATGTGTTCGTGTTCAATTTTTTCAGTCCATCCGCGTTTTTTACCTTTTGTTTTTAACATAAGTTTTGCAGCATTAAATCTAACTTTGTCGTGCGGTGAATAAAGTAAATCGTGTATCACTATTTCAGCTTGATCTAACATAGCATCTTGTAATATATCGTATTGATCTCTTAAGTTTTCATTTTTTCTAAGCTTGTTATATAAAGTAAAATAAGAGCAATCTAAAATTTTGGCTGCATCAGAAAGATTAAAATTCGTTTCCACTAAAGCACATAAAATATCTTGATCGGTAAACAATTCTTTTTCATCATCATTGGCTTTACCTAAAAAGTTTACTATCTTATCATTTTTGGTCAATTGTTTACTTTTGAGTTTCTTTTTTAATTCTTTTTTCGCTTTAGAAGCCTTGTGGTTTACTGCTTTTCCTTTTTTAGTAAACTTACTTCTTTGTCTGCAAAATAAAGAATAATTGATATCTTCTTCATTGCAATATTCTTTGGCTGAAAGTCCTGAATTTGTTTGTTCCTCAAATATTTTTTCCCAATTTCTTTTTTTGTTCATATTTTTATTATAGCATAGATAAAAGTAAATTTTAAGTAAACATTTACTTTAAAAAGTAAATATTAGTAAACTAAAAGTAAACTTTTCATTATTTAATAGGCATATTATTTTAAAATAAATTATTTTGAATTAAAAGTAAATTTTAATTTTAAAAGTAAATTTTTAATTATATTTTACAAGTTTAAGCGTTTTGTTTAATAAACGGTTCAAGATTTAATATTTCACAATTATTTTTATTAAATATATCTGCAATTTGTTGATCAATTTGTTCAACTGATTCAACATATACATCAACCATGTTATCAATACAAATAATAACAGAATTAGCTTTATCTTCTGTAGCAACATATGATATTATATGTAATGTATTAATTCTTTGTTTGTTTCCGCCTTTTTTTAATGGTGTTACTTTAATAAACATGTTATTCTCCTTAATATTTTCTTAACAAAAAATAAACATACGTTTTTAATATCAAAAAATCTATTTAACTTTTTAGAAACAAAACATTGATCAACACGATTATATAAATCGTCTAAAGTTTTAATTGAATAAAAAAACTTTTCCATATTTGAATCTTGTTGACGCAAGGTTATAACTCCGCATGATATTTTATAATTGTGAACATATTCTGAAGGTATTTTAAAATAAACAACAGAACCAATTTTATATTTAGGTTTAAATTTATAATAATCTTTTCCTTGTCTATTACATTTGTTGTAATAAATACATGACTTTGTAACATCATAATAAAAACAACCATAGCAGTTTATTTCTTGCATTAAACACCTCTTGCCTCAATAGTTTTTTTAACTTTATGCACTTTATGCTTTTTGATTAAAAATTTTTATATTTTTATTTCGGCAATCCTCGCAAATGTTTTCCTGTTGACTAAAAGGAGTAAAAGATTTTATTCCTGTTTCAGCACAATTATCACATCGATTGTTATTTTGATAAAAAAATCTGCAAAATTTTTCAAACGATTCCATTTCTTCTTTATTTCTTGGATACGCCAATGCAACTATTAAAAATTTATAATCTACATAAAATTTATGTAACATTATTTCATTTTTTTTGCCGCAATTTTCAAAAACATAATCGCTAATTTCTTTTAAATTTTTTAAATCTTTGTCTGTTCCTAAACAATGTTTTGTTAAAATGATGTTGCCTGGTTCATCTAAATTAACCTGTGGCATAAAATTCATTTCTTTAATCTTATCTTTAATTTCTTTTTCCATAATAACACCTCACTTAAATTTTTGATTTATTTAAAATTTCTGAAAAACAAGATAAACACATATATCCGCAAACATCTTTATTATCGTTTGTAAGTGGTTCAAATTCATCTTTGTTGTTTGATATTTTACCACAATTAAAACATCTACATCTTTCGTCATCAAGATATTTTTCATACATGGATGTATCTTCAAAAAGTTCTTTTATACTTTTGCTCATGAGATTCTCTCTCTAAATAAAGTTATTTGAAAATATAATTCATCATTATATGGCCTATTAGTTCTTTCGCGTAAATTTATATAAAAGTAAGCTTCTTTTTTTGAATTATAAAGAGCTTTTAATTCTTTTTCTTTGCGTTTTAATATATTCTCGATATGAAATTCATAAAATATACTTTTTTCATCTTCAGAGTGTTCGTTTATAATTTTTTTATGAGTTGGTATTGCACAAAAAGAAAGATTAAATGCTTTTTCTGTATTCATTATTTTACCAAATATTTTATCATTAATTCTATCTTTAAATAACCTTTTAAAAATTTTATTTACTAAATTTAATTCTTTTAATTCATTTGCATTCATAAAATACCTTTCTTATATAAAACAGCCTCATCAGGAATCGAACCTAAGACTCAACATCCAAAATGTCGCGTGCTACCACTACACTATGAGGCCATACTTACACTCTAAAACCTCGACTAATCTTTCCCATTTATAATTTGGGTTTGTATTTTTAATTTTAAATTGTTCTGCTATCCAAATTTTAAATTGATTATCTATGCTTTTTTCAATTCTATCAATCGTTGTAATTGTTTTAGGTTTGCCTTGAATAAGACCTCTTAAAGTTTTGTTTGAAATGTTAAGCAAATTACAGGTTCTTTGAAACCCGTAATCGTCTTTAAATAACCTCAATTTATTTGTTCTTTCATCATCAAGTTTCTTCTTTTTACACGATCGAGGCACAACTTTATGCGATCTTATACTTTTAAAATAATCTCTATCAGATAGCATATAACCTCATATTATAATTTCTTGATCTTTGTGATAAAAATGCCCTTTGTAATAAAACTTATCGTCTGCGGTCATAGGAATAGCTCGATTCATCTGCTTTAATAATTTCTGATCCTTGTTCTTAAATAATTTCTTTTCAAATTTTTCTATCAACATGAGATACGTTTTAGCTTCAACAAAAAATACATTTTCATCATCATCATAAAAGGTTATACAATACATATCGTCATCACATGTTAATGTAAACTTGCAAAGATATCGGTCAAAACAACGACTTGCAAATTTAAACCAGTTTGCAAATCGATCAAACTGTCTATTTCTGTGTCTTATGTTTGTCATTAATACTTTGATAGTTGTTTTGTATTCTTCAATATCATTTGTATCAAATACATAACTTATAAGGTCTTGATAATATACTTCAAGCTCTGCAATTTGATCGTAAAGATTTATTATATCTTTATCACAAAAATATTTGTATCTAACTTTTTCAATTAAATCGCTATCAATAAATTTGTTTAAATAATCTATATTATTTTCTGATATCATTTATAACCCCTCTTTATATATAATCTTACCTTTTTTCTGATAAAAAATAAAATCATTTTCAAAAATAGCACATTCGATACGTTTGTTAATGTTTTTTGATCTTTTATAATCAATAGAAAGACCGCTGCCAAGTCGGGAGGGTGTAAATAATAAACTTATTTCTCCTTTAGGAAATCTTTTATAAAAATATGTAAACATTTTATATTTTTCAAGCTTTCGATCTCTGTATCTAACTTTTTCTTTTAAACATTTAATCTGTTTTTTATATTCTTTTTCCAATTCATCAATATTTTTATTTAAAATTTCTATTTGTTTATCTTTGTTCTCAAAAGTATTATCAATTTCTTTTAAAAGTTTATCAATTTCTTTTTTTGATTGTTTTAATTTTGTTTCATCTTTAAAAAAAGCATAAACAGCAACTGAAACGCAAAGAATAAATAATATTAAAAAAAGTACATCTAAATAATTCATCATCCCTCCACAACCTCAAACTTATCAACAAAATCATCATAAAGCCTGACAAACATTTTTTCACACTCTGCATTGATCAAAGTCTGCTTCTGATAAACAACGCATTTCTTCCATTCTCCGTTTAGTTTCACTGTTCCTATATTATCAACTACATATAATTTACCTGATTTTTTATTTTTGTATGTTTTGTTTTTCATCCTTCAACCCTTTCCAACTTCCCTAAAAACTCGACAATAAGTTCAGTATTTATGCACCTGCCGCGTATTTTATTAAAAGCGATCTTACCTTTTTCATCAAATGAAATTGTTGACATTCCTAAACAAGTTTGAAATCTGCCTTTAAAATTTTTAATGCGTCCGCTCGCCGTCCCCGATATGAAAAAAGGATCTTCCAATCTGCCTTTAATGTTAAGTGTAGTAACATCATGCAGTTCAGTATTATATAAATTTATGCTGCTTATCTCCGCAGCTTCAGCTTCAAGTTCTTTTAATATATCTTGATAAACGATCATCTTGGCAAATTTCTGCTCGAATTTAACACCGAGAACATGCAGAGCTGATTTATAAGCTTTCCCGGTAATAAGTATATGATTATTTGTTATGAATAAACAGCATTCAGTTATTACCTTTTCTTCCTGATGTATATTTTCGCCCGCTTCAAGATCAGCAACCTCGACAGATTTATATGCAATTCCTTTGAAATACGTTAATATACCTGTTTCGTCTTGTTGTGTTTCACAAAACCAATAATCCTTATCTTTGTCTCGCATACAATTATTTAGAAATTCTTCAACTTTATCAAGATCCAAGCAGCACTTGAAAATTTTAAAATTTAACGATTGTTTTTTTGTTATTTGCATCCTATGCTCCTTCTTTTACCAAACATTTCAATCAATTCATCCATATCATAACCGTTTAACTTCAATATATTTGTAATATAACACAAAAAATCATCAGCTTTTTCATCCGAAAGATCTATGTCGTAATATGTTTTTAACCATTGTTTAATTGTCATTGAACTTTCTCCAATTCAATTTTGATATCGTCGACCTGTTTTTCAAGCTCGTTTATTTTGTATAACAGTTCTGCGTTTTGTTTGGCAAAGTCGGTATATAATAAGTATCTTTCGTTTTTGTCGCTTGGCGAAAATAAAACCAAACCTATTATAGCTACTATTACAAATAATAATA